AATCCATAACAATTATTACCTGTGGGCATGCTAGCAGGGCCTTGGCCACCCCAATCGATATCCATGTCACCTTCTTTACTTGTGCCTACATATCCGTTTGAGCCATCTAAAATGTTATCAGAGTTTTGATTTGTAATAGTTTCTGTCGTTGTTGTGACAGTCGTTGTAGTGGTTGTGACAATCTCAGTGCCTAAGTCCTGTTCTGTAATATCAACTTGCGTATCTTCAGTGACTGTTACACCAGGAGTGCAAAGACCCTCTGTATTAGGCAAACAAATGTCTGCTTTAGAGGAAGAGTAACAAAGACAAAGCCATAAGACCAAAATTCTTAAGATCACTATTATCTCCTTTTGGTTGTTCTACTACTTTTTGTTGTACATATTCTGGCTTATATTTACTGCCGTCAGGGATTTGATCGGGGTTCTCAGTCCAGTAAGTTTCTGCCTCGGATCCAATGGCCCCACGTGCAGGGCACGGGGTCCCCGCGTCTGTCATCGCGTCCCAGACTCTAGGATCTTGACACAATACAGATACAGCAGCAACTTTCATACCGAAGCCATATAAACTTCTTGATAACTTAAGTTTCTGACACAGCTCATCGTCTATGACCACGCCTGTCGCTAGTCCTACAATATTATTTTGCACACTTGCGCCAACACCGACTTTACATATATCGCTGTTAGAATTGATTATAGATGGTGCATTTGCTGTTGGTGGCGTATTGTTTACTACAGTTGACGACACAGTATTGGTTTCTGCTAAAGAAGTGCTCATTGACAAATACATAAATATAATTGTCATAAATGCACAGAATAAATAAAAGTAGCCTTTAAACATTTAACACCTCCATCTCTTTCTAGCCTGCCTTAATCTTGAATTAGGATCTTTAGCCGCTTTAGGAAACTTTTTCATTTGACCTGCGCTTCTAGCACAGAACGATTTTCTTCTTTTTGCAGCTTTGCTACCAGGTTTAACTTTACCTGTAACTGCTGTTTTTAATTTAGAACCAGGGTTGTCTTTTCTATATTTAGCAACACCAGCCGCAGTCATACCTGCTCCGCTTTTTGTAGAGCGAAAATACTTTTTAGTTTTAGGAGGTTGTTTATCTCTTTTTCTCACACCATACCACCCATAGACAAACTTTTTCTTTTGGATGCGAATGTTTTAACATTAGTTGGTTTACCTCCAACTCCTTGTGCTTTAGATCGTTTTCTAGAAACTGCTGATTTTATTTGTCCCTTAGACATTGCACGGGCTTTAGCCGCGGGGACACATTTAGGATACTTACGTTTGGCGTCTGCTTTTTGTTTGGACCTACCACACTTAGCAAAGGTTCCGTCTTTTTTCTTGGAGCCTATGTCTCTCCAATCTTGCTTGAACCATTTATCTAATCCCTTGTGGCCTGACATTACGCAATTTTAGTCTTTTTCCTTTTGTTTGCCATGACAGCACCGCAACCTCTAGCGATACCACCTTTATTAAACATTGAAACTTTTTTTCTGTTTTGAGAAATTTTATTAAAGTCGATAACTCCGCCGTCTTTTAGACCTTGGCTTTTTAATCTGGCTGTGGCTTCTATCAAACCACCCTTGGCTTTACTACCTCTAAAATCTTTTCTCTTCACACCACTAGGGTCTTTAATTTTACCTGCACAGATTTTAGAAGCGTAGGCATTAGCATATGCGCTCGGATAGACGGAAAATTTCCGCTTAGCCGCTGCTTTACCTCTTGGACATAATTTAGTCATTACTTTTTATTTTAAACCTTTCCGCCTTTTTTCTTAGAAAATCTGTTTTTATTTTTATTTTCATTTTTTTTCATTAAAGTTTCAATTTCTCTAATTTCATTATCTAGTTTTTTGTGAAAATCTGCATAGGTACTTTGTTCATAGCGTTTTACAGCTGTTGGACTAAGCCCTTTTTTACCTTTTTCAAAAAAACTCATTACTTTTTCTTTTTAACCCTTCCGCCTTTTTTTAGAAAACCCATCTTGGCACGAACAGGTTTAGGTAATTTTGGTAATCCTTTGTTACCTGAGGGTATTGGTTTTAGTTTTTTTTTCATCGTCCTTGACCTCTATATTTTTTATAACTCCGTCGTTTGTGTTTGTTCATAGTAGATGTGCTTATTCTACCATTTCCTATTGTAGTTTTTTTAACCACATGGTCAATAGTGCTATTCGTCTTCTGTTTCTTCATGCGTGCAACCTACACAGCCGCACCAAACACAGCTTTCATCACAATGACAAGCACATTGACATTTTATGCAGATTGTCATTTCTTTTTAGATATTAACCCCATCGCACCTTTAGCACCCTTGATTCCAAAGCTTGCAGAACAAGCAATGTACAATAGATGTTTGTAATAATCAGGAAGACTATGTAGTGCTTCAAAGCCTGCCTTAATATGAGGTGTCCATCCGGGGATGAATACTGCCACCGCCGGAACCAACAGACATATTAAAATTAGTTCGTCTTTCCAGCTCCCTTTCATTTGATCGACCGCACTGGCCTCCCACCCAATTGTCCCCGCAATCTGAGCTTCCTTAAGTGACTTTTGAGCTTTTATCTCGGTTAATGCTAATTCAGCTTTTGCCTTTTTAGTCTCAACGAAACCTTTGACCGCGTTACCAACTAAATTTGAAAGAGGCCCTACTAAAAGATTAAACATTATTAAATACCTTTAGCGACTGCCACTATGATAACAACTACAACAACAACGGCAATAATTTTGCCTTTCTTGTTTAGTTTATCCCATTGATCTTTTGGGCTCCATCCAAAAATCATCATGATATACCTCCTTTGTTAATTAGTACCACTTGGCACTACGTTTTTTCTCAGGAAGCATACGCTTTTGTCCGCCAACTTTTTCTACCTGAGTTTCAGTAGGCTTTGTTGTTTCAATTTCAACGCCGCCTTTTTTCATACCATCTTTATCAACAAACATTTGATGGTCAATAGGTCTTTTACCTGGGTTTTTCATAGATTAACTCCTTTTCTTTAAACCAGCTTCGTTCAAAGCTATCGCAATAGCTTGTTTGCGAGATTTTACCTTTTTTTTCGACTTTCCGATAGGTAATTTTTTCTTTTTAAACTCTCGCATTACCTTTGCAATTTTTTTCTTTTGTTTTTCTGTCTGTTTAGCCATTAATTCTTGGTCATTACCTTCATTTTAGACACTCCTGCCTTTGCTAAAGACACTCCAGCGCGTAAACCTGCTAAATCTTCGTTTTGATCCATCTTTTCATCATGTGTTACTTGATCTTGAACTAGTTTTGCACGTTCTATCTCTAATTTTTGCTCGCCTTCGTCTTTTTTACGCTCATTTTCCATGGCTCGTAGCTCTATTTCTCTGCTTTTTAGCTTAACAAGTGGGTCAACATCCTCTGCAGAGTTAATTTTACGCTCTTCTTCCATAAAGTCTTTAGTCATCTCTGCAATCAGCTTAGATTTTCTAGATTCTATGGTTACTTGTAGCTGCTCCATCATAGGATTTGGTTGTGCAGGCATACCCGTCATAGCTTGTTGCTGCATTTGTGCTTGCATTTGTTGTAGTTGTACTAGTTCTTGTGCAAACTCTATTTGTATTTGTTCTTGTGCCATCAAAGAAATATGTTCTAAAATATTTTTTTGTACTAGGGAAGATATTGTAGGATTATTTCTAACCATACTTGTGCCCATAAAATTTAAGTGAGCGTCAATGTGAGCTTTGTGGTCTTGTTTAGGGAATGCTTGAAATTTTTTTCCTGCCATAGACTGTATGTGTTCCATACTAGGGTCCATTGGTTGTGGGGGTGCAGGGGGAGGTAGAATTAAATCAACATTTTTAATTCCTATTGCTTCATACATACTACGATACGCTTGATATAGATTATGTATTTTAGGATTTGTTTGAGCTAATTGTAATTGTGTTTGAGCTAAACTAATTCTTTGTGTTTGTGAAAAGATATTAGGATCTGCTATAGGTAGAACATCGACTCTATCATCAAAGTCTGTTTGTTTAATTACACGTTGACCTCCCACTATATCGTAAGGATACTCGGGTGGTAGATAGAGTGAAAAAATTCTAACTAGTTGTCTAAATTCATTCTTTAGTGAGTTGTATAATCTTTTGTGTATGGCAGACATAACACGTGAACCACGCTCTAATAATGCGACTGTGGTTCCAACAGCAGCGCCTTGGTTGCCGTCGCCTACTTGCATATCAGCGATAGACGCGAAACGTTGGCCTGCTGATACAACTACTCCCATTAATTGTAATAATGTGCCTGACGGCTCTTTGAATGGTAAAGGCATAAATGCTTCACGAAGATTACCACCGGGTGCATCAACGTCTCTGAACTCTCCTGGTTGGATAGATTGTGCTTCGTCTCTCACTCTAATACCTCTTGTCTTAAAACCAGAAGGTAAGTTAGATAAAGTTCCTGCATCTAATAATTGTCTCAGAGCTGCGGTTGCAGTTCTTGATAATCCACCAATCATGTGAATCAAACCAAAGCCATAAAAACCTAGACCTGGTAAAAATTTAAAATGTGTAAAATAATTAATTCTTTTTTTCTTGGGATCTTGTGCTTCGTAGTTTCTACGTATCGATAAAACTTCTCTACTACCCTCTTCAATAGTCACGATGTAAGGTAGTTTTATTTCTGTAGCTTCACCTGTCTCAGCATTATTATCTTCAAAGCCTTCTAAATCTAAATCAACATGACACTCTAATAAGGTGTACATGTCTGAAGAGTTATCTGCTTTACGAATACCGTCTAGCTCTCGTTCTTTTTCTGCGATAGAGTCATCCATATCAGAGGCGTCGCCTAATTCTATGTCACGATAAAAACCACCGACTTGTTGTTTTTTTAAATCGTTTTCAGAAATATTTATTTTGTGAATAATGCTATCTGCATCTTCTAAACTTGTTGCAGAATAAGGTACTAACAAATCATCTGCAGGGACAAACTTTGAGACGGCTCGACCTAATAATTCATCGTAGTACACTTTTTTAAATGTCGAGCCTGAGAGAGGAAGATA